GGTACGTAGAGGCGCGGGCTTCGTGAACTCAGAAGGGGTGGACGTAACGTGACCACTTATTATATACTTATCTCTAATGTGGTCAAGTTACGTCCACCCCCTACATGAGAGAAATGAATAAAATGCTAATTGTCGGAGGGGAGAATCAGGAAAAAATAAAAATCTTGATTTCCCTAAGTAAAATAAGAAGCAAAAAGATTGAAAATGCCCTACTTGGCTATTACTGCCTTGGGGTTCGTGTCAAGGTGGATAGAAGTAATTGGCGCAGAGCCATTAATAAACTTGAAACCATTAATCAATTAATTGAGAGAATTAAGGAATTAGATAATGAGTAAACCAATCATGCCGCCACCACCTACACCCAATCCACCTAAGAAACAAGGGGCTAAATTATTAGGTGGGCATAAAAAATCAAAAGGTAAAGGAAAGAGAGTATCCCAAACGGAGCTATGTGCTTATCTAGCGGTGGCGGATACTTCCGTCAAGAAATGGGTGAAACTTGGACTACCGAGAAAGAAAGAAGGTGGGAGAGTTTGGTATGACATTGGCGAAGTAATGAAATGGCGTATCGAGTGGGAAACTGAATCACTGAAAGATGAACTGGTTAATGCTAGTCGAGAAAGTGGTGATGTGATGACTCCTTTACAGGCAAAATTAAGGAGAGAAATCGCACAGGCTTTAACAGCAGAATTAGACCTAGCAATCAAGCGAGAACAGGTAGCCAATATTGAAGATTTAATGGAAGCGTTCAGTGAAGCACTCATTGAAGTTCGTTCAAAATTAGTCAGTATGAGTTCAAGACTATCAGGGATACTTTCTCACAAAGACGAGGAAGGTGTAACCAAAATATTAGATCAGGAAGTCTCAGATATGTTAGAGGTGTTGTGTAATTATGAAAGAGATTAGTGTATTAGATACTTCAAAGGATGCGAAGAAAAAAATCAATGAAATGATTAAGGCTGCTATGAAGAAATGCTTGTCACCGCCACCCAAATTAAACTTGGTTGAGTGGGCTGATACCTACCGATATTTACCCGATAATTCAGCAGAAGCAGGTCGATGGAAAACTGACAGGGTTCACGCAGCAAGAAAGCCTATGTTATCGGTTTCAGATCCAGAAGCACAAGAAGTAACAGTAATGTCTTGCATCCAATTTATGAAAACTGAGTTAATGTTAAACGCTGCATTATTTTATATGCACCAAGAACCTTCACCGATAATGTATGTCGCTCCGAAGAAAGAAACAGCAGAAGCATGGTCGAAAGAAAGATTGGTTAAATCAGTTAATGCGACACCTGTTGTTTCTGATATTTTTACAAACAACAGAAGGGGAGAAGGGAACACTATCACACAGAAGCAATTTGCAGGTGGGCAGATTTCCATAGTGTCGGCTAGAAATCCAACTGACCTCGCCATGAGGGCGGTCAGGGTAATGTTATTTGATGAGTGTGATAAGTACCCTATAAATGTTGGAGCAGGTGAAGCAGGATCGGGTGGTGAAGGTGATCCAATTACAGTCGCTTGGGGTCGTGCAACAACTTATGGAAAACGTGCTAAAAAAATAACAGCTTGTTCACCAACTATTGATGGAAAAAGTAGAATACAACAGGAATATAAAAACTCAAATATGAGTGTCTTTTATCAGCCTTGCCCCCACTGTGATCATAGTAAAGTTTTGACTTGGACTGATGTGATAATTCCAAGGAATGAAAAGAAGGAGTTTCTACATCAAGAAGCCAAAATTTGTTGTTCAGAATGTGGAACATTTTGGAACGAATCTGATAGACATAAATCAATTGAAAATGGTTATTGGGAAGCAACAAAACCAGAAGTAACTTGGCATCATGGATACAAGGTTTCATCCCTTGCTTCTCCCTTCACACCTATCACCGTTTTAGCCAAAGAATTTTCAGATGCACAGAACAACCCTGAGAAGCTAAAAGCTTTCTACAACACTCGAATGGCTGAACCGTGGAGAGAAATAGGAGAGCAACCAGATTGGGAAAGACTCTATGAAAGAAGAGAGGATTATGATACTAAAATAATACCGGATGGTGGTCTATTAATTACTTGCGGAATAGATGTTCAAAAGGACTTTTTATATTACGAAATAATGGCATGGGGAAGAAAGAAAGAATCATGGTCAATTGATACTGGGATCATTGATGGGAATATCGAGGAACAAGATACTAAAGATCGGTTAGCTGAATTTCTTGATGTTCTTTTAATAAATTCCAAAGGTGTTGAAGTGCCGATAATGAAAACTTGCATCGACTCTGGTTACAATACTAACGAGGTTTATTCTTTCTGTAGAAGCTATGGTTCTTCTTCGGTTGTTCCAGTTAAAGGTGAGGATAATTTAATGACTCCTTTGGGAACTCCAACACTCGTTGATGTGACTGTTTCAGGTAAGAGAATGAGCCGTGGTATGCAACTGTGGAAAGTTGGTTCAAGCGTCATAAAAGAGCAAATTTATCGGTGGTTAAATGCCAAGAAACCAACAGATGAAGATCTGGAAAACGGGCGAACTTACCCCACCGGATATTGCCATTTTCCCCATTGGGACGAGGAATATTTTAAGCAATTAACAGCAGAAGTTTACACAAAAAAGACAGATAATCGTGGATTTTTTAAATTTATTTGGGAAAAACTAAGAAAAGATAACCATTTTCTCGATTGTAGGGTTTACAACAGGGCTGCTTCTGCTATGCTTCAAATCGACAGGATGACAGAAGGAAATTGGGTAGAACTTGAAGAAACATACGCAATTAAGAAGGTGGAATCTGCGCCTGAACCTGTTAATTCTCCTGAACCAAGAAATCGTATCAAACGTAAGTCAAATTGGATTAAAAGATAATGTACACTCAATCTCAATTAAATGAACTCAAAGAAGCGTACTCAAGAGGTGTTTTAAAGATCCGAGAAGGAGATACTTGGGTTGAATATCAATCAATGAAGGAAATGAGAAATGCGATTGCTGAAATAGAAAAAGAACTGTCTGGATCTCGCCCAATGGGAAGCAGATTAGTATCAACATCTAAAGGTTATTAATATGAAAAATCCTCTTGATTCAGTTATTAATTTCTTTTCTCCAACAAGAGGATTGAAAAGAGCGCAAGCACGTTTGGCTTCAAATGCACTTGTAAGGAATTACGATGTTGCTAGTAAAAGTCGAAGAAATAATGGTTGGCTAAGGAAAGAAACTTCCGGTGCAGAAGAAGACCTCAAAAGCGTTCAGAATTGCCGCCTCTGCTTCTCAAGAATTAGTAAGAAATAACCCACTGGCAAAAAGAGCCAAGAACGTATGGGCTTCTAATGTTGTTGGTGGCGGTATCCAATTGGAAGCCATAGGTGCTTCTGATCTTAAATCGAAAAAGTTTAATGAGTCTTGGGACGATTGGGCTGATTCAACTGATTGTGATTTCGAGGGGCATCACACACTTTATGGGCTTCAAGATTTATGGGTTAAAACACTGGTTGAATCGGGCGGAGTATTCATAAGAAAACACGTCAATCCTAAGAAGGATTTTCCATTGCAATTACAAACTATCGAGCAATCTTTTTTAGATGTAAGTAAGAACGGTTTAACTGAAAATGGAACTCTAATTGATGGGATAGAATATGATAGCAATGGACAGGTTAGAGGGTATCATTTTCTAAAAGAAAGAACGTCTACTCAAATGGGTAGAAATCCAGAATCGAAATTCCATAAATCCGATAATATTATTCACCTATTCAGGAAAGATAGGGCGGGTCAACATTTAGGGATAACATGGTTTCATTCTGTTGCAACTAAGCTTCGAGATTATGACACATATCAAGACGCAAAATTAATGCAGCAACAAATTGCAGCGTGTTTTGCAATGATAGTTGAAGAAGCAGAAAGTCAATTATCGACAAGTGGTGACAGTAAAGGGGATTATGCTTTACCGGATACTGTTGAACCTGCCATGATTGAATATGTTAAGGCAGGACAAAAAGTAACAACAGTAACACCACCTAAAGCAGACAACTCTTCTTCGTTTGATGTTGGGATTAAAAGAGACATTGCAGCAGGGTTAGATTTAACCTACGAACAACTAACAGGTGATTACTCATTGGTTAATTTTGCTTCTGGAAGAATGGGTAAGTCAGAATTTTTCAGTCAGTTAGATAATGTTCAAAAGAACATGATGAAACCTTGTCTGGATAAAATATTTGTTTGGTTTTCTAAACTGTACATGGTTGGAACAGGTGTGAAAGGGTTTAAATCTGATTGGACATTCCCACCAAGAGCAGCCGTTAATCCACAGGAAGAATTCGATGTATTAATTAGTAAAGTTCGTCATGGAATGTTGTCACCAACTAAGGCAGCTAAAATACTCGGTGAGAGACTTCCAAACATCATTGAGCAATGGAAGAAAGATAAAGAATTGTTTGGAGATTTACCGTTCGATATTGATCCTAGTGTTTATGCTGCAACTGGAAATCAATTGAATGTAGACGATGCGGCTAGTTCAAATAAGACTCAACCCAATGCTACTAAAACGAAAAGTCAGGATAAAAAGAAGTCTGATCAAAAGAAACAAGGGAATAAATAAAATGTTTAAAATTTTCTAAAAGGTCATTGAAAGTATTAGAAGGTGTTGACACTCGATTACAGGCGATATTCTTAGAAGCAATAGAAGAGTCACCAATTGACTTCGGAATACCTAATACGGGCGGTTTCAGAACCGCAGAAATGCAGAACGATTTATATCTTGGTGGAAAGTCTAAGTGTGATGGTTATGATAGACCGTCATATCACCAGACAGGGAACGCAGTTGACGTTTATGCCTATGTCGATGGAAAAGCTTCTTGGAAAAAGGAACACTTGACTCTAATATCTGAAACTGTGAAGAGAGTTGCAAATCGAATGGATATAGATATTTCATGGGGTGGGGATTGGACTTCATTTGTCGATATGCCTCATTATCAGATTAGGAATATAAAATAATGAAACACTTCTACCTCGATAGTCACACTAAAGAATTTTGTGCTGCAAAAGCCATGTGGTCTATGTTGGGTGTCGTGTCAATTTTTCGATTAGCTGTATCAGGTGTCAGACTGTTCGGTGTTGATTTTCCTGATTTCGATGGGACAGAAGCAGCCGCTATAATGGCGGTATTTACTTACGGGTACACTAAGAGAGCAGGGGATAAGAGGGATGATTGAATTAGTTCTAGTTATTATTGGGCAGTCAGTGACATTCATAGTGGCTACATTAATCTTGTGGTTATTCTTCGTCAATGTGAT